GATGATACAGAAATACCGCTACCAGCTAATATGTCTTTAACTGGAAGTAGTCCACTAACGGATGAATTAAAGTTTGTGATGTCATTAGTAACGTGAGAGTGACCACTAATGCTCACCACCACCCCTCCAACTGTTAAACTATCAAAATTGCCAGTTCCGCTAGGAATAGTTACTGATCCAGTGAAAATAGCTCCGCTTAAATTTGCCTTTTGTCCCAATCCACTAGCAATAGTGGTGGCAAAATTAGGATCGTCACCTAGTGCTGCTGCTAATTCATTAAGAGTATCTAGTGTTGATGGGGCGGAGTCTATTAGGTTACTGATTTCTGTTCTAACAAATGCTGTGCTAGCAATTTGGGTAGAATTTGTTCCGCTTGGTGCTGTTGGCACAGTTGGGGTGCCACTAAAAGCGGGACTATTATTAAATACTAAATTTCCAGACCCAGTTTCATCACTAATTAAAGTATTAAGATTACTACTAGACGGTGTTAATAAAAAAGTTCTAGCATTAGAAGATAGATCTGTAATATCAGCTAGTTGAATAGTAGGATCACTTAATGTTACAAAATAATTTGTGCCACTATTAGTGACAACTATTCCGCTTAATCCAGTTAGTGAAGTAAAGTTAGACGGAGGAATCAATCCACTAACAGCACTATTGAAGTCTGTGATATCAGAACTAATATGATAATGAATACCACTAGCATAAACTCCACTTGGTTGTTTACTATCTAAAGCATTTTGCAATCCCGAAACATCAGCTATAACATGTGAATGACCAACAACACTATAGTTACCACTTGGTTGTAGCCCACTAGTGCTAAGAGTATAGATATTATTAGCGAAAGACGATACTATATATCCGCTGCCACTAACGCTAGGAAGGAGTCCGCTTACTCCGCTATTAAAGTCTGTTATATCACTAGTATTGTGAGAGTGTCCAATTAAACTATAGTTTCCACTTGGCTGAACGCCAGTAACAGAAATTATTAGACTGTTTCCTAAATCATTATAATTAAGATTTACATAATTACCACCCACTAATAAATTACTTACTCTATCATCAACTTCTTCGTCAGTAAGACCAAAAGTCCCAGTAACACTAACTGTAAAATCACCAGAAACTGAAGATATTCCTATGCCGCTGCCAGCACTAATATTCTTAACAGGAAGAAGTCCGCTAACACTAGAGTTAAAATCTGTAATATTAGAGCTTGTATGAGTATGACCATCAACGCTATAATTTCCACTAGGTTGCAATCCTGTGGCTGAAACAGTAGTATATCCAGTAGAATCATTATAGTTTACGTTAATATAATTTCCAGCTAATAGCCCACTATTACCAATAATATCTTGTACGGTTTCTAATAGACTTACAGGATCACTATTATTTGATGAAATAGTATATATGCCACTAATACTACTAACTGAGATTCCACTACCAGCCACTATATCTTGCACAGGAATTAGCTCACTAATATCCGAAGGCAATAATGCTATACAATGAGAAACTTCTACTAGTGCAGTATTGTCATATGTAACTATATCTATAGAAGATGGCTGTTCACCAATACAAGTTTGTATTTCTATGGTGTTTATATCTGGATCTATAATTTTAACATCAAAACAGCTCATATTGTGCAGTCTAGCAGAGTGGTTGATTGACTAAATCGTTTAATAATAGAAATAGTTCCATATAATACTCTTATGGTATATTTACCCCCACCAACATATAAATCCTGTGGGCTTTGTAGTTCAAGATCATATTTAGCGCTATTAAAGGTATAATTATTAGTAGCACTAGCAGGAATTAATAAATTAATACTACCTTGTGGGCCATCAATAGTAAATTTATATTCAGTATAATCGTTATTTAAAGTACTAAAAGTTTTAAATTCTTGCCCTCCAACTTTCATTGTTAGTCTAGCGCAATATCCAGTTAGATCTATAACATCTCCATTAGTATCTTTATATGTTAATAATAATCTAAAAGATGATCCTTGTTCTATAGAAAAATTATATTCAGTAGCTGCCATTTTAAACTCTTTCTATTCTATCTTCTAAAGCTTCTAGTGTTTTACCTAAAGTAGCTATTTGTACTTTGAGTTCATTCATTACATCGCTGTTTCTTTGTAGTGCAGACGCAAAAGCGGCTTGTGTTTCTTTATTACTAGCTAATCTTTCCATAATAAATTGTCTATCTTGAAGATAAGGACTTTCATTTTTTATCAACTCAGCCACTTCTGCTTTAGTGACCATTTTTTTACCTATTGCTACCCAAAAACCCATCATTGTTACAATAATTCCTATACTAGTCGTAGCAATATTTTCCCAGAAATGAATGATTGTGTCTGACATATTTAGCCCCTATATTGAATAAGCCAACGACACAAAATGTATCATTGGCTTATATTGTGTCAATAATTTAAAAAATATAATTATATCAATAACTGGTCTTAGCCTTGTAGTTATCATTGTAAGGAGTCTTAGCACCACTCATATAGGTCAATTCGCCAGGAACACTGGAGGTTGGAGCGGCTGCTTCGTCTGTTGCCAATGTGTCTACTGAGACTTGTGGATAGCCAGCATCAAACTCATTTGTATAACGATTGTATTTGTTCTCTCTAATGGCTGTGGTAAGTTTGCGAGTACGAAGTGTTTCTAGTTTATTTATACTACGAATAGTATCCTGATCATTACCTGGTGTTTTGATACTATTATTACTTAGTCCAGCTAATTCATCAGTAATTAAACTTGAAATTGGTTTGACATGATTATGGGCAAAAACACCACCAGAAACAGCCTTACCAGCATAATCTTTTACTGTTACTGTATCTTCAACAACCTTCGATGCAAAAGCATCTACTACTGGACTTGGTGTTGTAACACTTTCTACAATATTTGATGTGGCTGTTCCGTTGGCCTTCATTGTGCCGTGTGCATTATTGGCTTCTAAAAAAGAACCATAGCCATTATTTGTTAAAGCGGAACCGTTGACTTGTGCTGTGGCCATTATTGTACTCCATAATAAAAAGATGTTTGTTAACTAGACTTTTTATACACCATTATTTCTCTTTACGACTAGAATTGAAAAGCATGAAATTTTTCAGGCTATGGATGGAGGTTGTTCTAAAACCAAATAGGCCAGATTTTATAATCGTTTCAAAATGCTTATCTGTCCAGATATTTCCTGTGGATATAACATTTAAGTCTTTAGAGTTTTGATGCAAAAAAATGGATGCTAGGATATTATCGGCTAAATTATCTAAAAAAAATCCAGTAGATGGATAAACATGTGTAATTTGATGATTCTCAAAAATTTCACATATTTTTTTAAGACAATGATGGTCAAACATTCTATATTCTAAGATATATTTAACACTTAAATTATGTTCTATACAAAATTCTTGAGTAGACTTTATATCTTCACGAATTTTATCATACTTTCTATTGGCTGCTAAATTTTGTGGCATAGCCATATCTATACAATTTGTACCAATTTTAAAAGCTTGTTCTATTGCACACTTTCGTGTTTTAAGATCTGAAATTCCTAATGGATAATCAATTAGGCAAGATAATATCTTGTTAGAAGATGGGCCTAATAAATTCTTAGCTGTTTTAATTAAATAAAATGGTACAGTAATACTATTTATAGGATAACTGATTATTTCTTGTATAATTTGTTTTGCGTCTGATTCTGATATATCCGTAGATGTTATAGCAAAGTCAATATACATATTATTTTGATTTTTTCATTAAGTTTTTGATATAATCGATATTAGGATATCTCTTAGTGCCAAGTATTCCATCAGCAAAACCGTATCTAACCGCTTCTTCTGCTGTTAAAATCCAATCTCTTTTAGTTGCTAATTGACTCACAATATGTTTTCTGGCCATCATTTTTTTCCAATTTTTCTCTTTAGATATCATACTATTTATACACTTTTCTGTAAATATATCAATCATCTTTTCGCTCTCTTTTTCGCTCCATTGAACCATGCTTAAAGCTGCTTTATGTTCATTATCCACGCTAATTGACCCATAATGAACCAAAAAATTGGTATTAGGAGTTAAGATTCTTAAATCCGCCGCCTGCAACAAAACAGTACTGCTGGACTCTACTTTAGCAGATGCTACTATAATAGTTTTACTTTTACTGGACTTGATAGCATCATAAATACCTAGACAATCTTGCCAATCCCCTCCAGGTAAATGCATGTGTATAAGAATAGGATCTAATGATAGTAAATTAAGATATCTTAAATTTTTTTCAAATACTATAGCTGATCTATAGTCTACACCAGACTCATCTTCTTCTTCATTAAAATAAGAATGTAAATAAATTTCTCTATTATCTATATCTATATTATAGTCATGAATATTATGTAGTTGATTGATTGGTGTCATGTTTATAGCCTAAAAAGTCATACATTTTTTGATTAATTTCATTCATTACCTCAGAATCAATAAAACATTTACCAATAGCAATTCTAAATCTATATCTTGTAAAAATATCTAAAATTTCTACACCATGAGACCGCTCAATTAAATCCTTAATTTCATTACTTATATTGAAATTTGTATGACCAAGCCAAAAATTAAAAATTTTACTACTTGCTGTGTGTTCATTGTATGGTATGAGTCCTAGTGGAGAAGCTATAACTTTAATAGGATTATTTACCAGGTGTTTATGATTATCTTCATCTAGATCATTAGATTCTGGCAATATTTCATTAAGATCATCAATATTATTATTATAGTCAGTCCACTTAGCCTCATCAGTATCTCTACCAAAAGGATCTATCCATTTTTCCCACACAACCATTGGTTTATTTTCATTCATAGATTTTATTTATATGCCACATGAAATTGTGTCGGTTTAATAATAGGATCACTATTTTCTGCATTATATTTTTCGCTCTCTAATATTTTTTTAGACCACATAGAAATAGCATTTTGACTAAAAGCCGCTTTTTCTCCACCTTCTTTAGCCATTCCCAATAGTATATCTGTCATAGTTTGTACATAATATCCTTCGTTTAATAAAAATAGAAAAAAACCAAATTGTGATGCTGCATTAGCATCCATATTACCAATTTGAAAAATAACATCTGTTTTTTCATTTTGATCTATTTCAAATAAAATACCATTATTAATATTTTCTTTTGCTGTTATATTATTAGATTGTTTATTGAAAAATTTTGATATATAATTAATCATTATTATGATAGCTTTTGAATAGTTTCAAGTAATACTAAACTTAATGGCTGCTCTTTCAAAATATCAAAATCAATCCAATATGCCTTGGTATTATCTATACTACTATTATAGTCTATAATAAAACCATAAACAATATCAAGAGTATCTTGTTCTTGATTTAATGAAACATGATTTAATGAAATAAGCTGTGGCAATAATTCGAGATCATTAACAAAAACATATTGTTTGAGAAATTTAATAATATTTTCATTAAGATTTTTTAATAGATCATTTTCTAAAATAAATTTTGGTAAAACCAATTTATCATTATCTACAGATAAAACACACCTTTTGTTTAAAGACGCATTGACCCCAAATACCACACAGTGAATATTGACATTAAACATTAATAGATTCCTTTATTAAGGTAATAGCCTTATTTAAGCCTTGTCTTACTGCCTCTCTAGTAATACCATATTTTTGGCCAATTTTCTCAAAAGTATAAGACTCAAAATAATATAATCTAATATAGTCTCTTTGTCTAGGACTTAAACACTCTAAACTGAGCAATGATTCTATGAGTGAAGACAGTTGCTCCTTATTCTCCTTGTTGCTTAATATTTCTTCTGGCGACAAACTTTTTGTATCTTGTGTAAAACTATGTACTGTAGAATCATCTTGGTCTTCTACAATATGATCTAAAGAATAAACTTTATTTTTGAATTTTTTATTTTTCTTATGGTTTTTAGATACATAGGTTTGTATGGCCCATAAGGCACATTGATTACGATATGAATACTTGGTCTTTTTAGTACCTTTAGTATTTTGATAATTTTCATCCCATCTCCAATCCGCCATCATAATAGCATTAGCAACAGAAGATATAGCATCCTCATCTTTGAGCATTTTTGCCGATAGGCCGTTATAGAATTGGTTAGAAAATTTTGATATAGACTTTTTTGCCAAAAGCATATAATTGTCTAAACTGTCAAAACTTAGTGTTGAATGGTCTTTATATTGAATTTTCTGATTACCTACACCATTTAGTTGTAATAGCATGTTCTCTTATCCTTTAATTAAGAAGTCCTTGGGAATATTATTATTAATAATGTCTGTGACAATATTTTTAATGTTATTTCTGAATGTTATCCTTTCTTCATCAGAAAAACCAATTTGCATATCATCACATTTATCGAGCATAAAATCTACATAATATCTACTAAGTATCTTGTCCAAGTCTATATCAGAAAGACTTAAATGGAATGGCTTGGGTTTTAAAAATTCTATAATTTCTAATAGTTGAGATATGATAATATCATCACGACTGCAATTATATTTAAATTGCATTCTATTAATTAGCCATTCTATAAATTCAATCTTATCCTGGTTCACAAATCCTACCGAATTATTACTTAGTTAGTTTTTTCCATTGTTCTGGATCTGGTCTGCCTTTATCTCCTGGCTTTGCTGGCTTATATTTCTTACCCATACGCTCTCTTTTCTTACGAATATTTTCCCATAAACCAGGACGATTTTCTGACGCAAACATAGTCTTATCATCGTCAGAAAGAGGTAAAAACATTAGAAAGTCTTCAAATTTTTTCATAGCCTCTACCATGCCGCTCATTCTAACATTTTTCATAGCTTCTGTCAACTTCTGTTTTACAACAGGATCGCTTACATTTTCTATTATAGAATAAATATTAGCATACAGTTCCATCATAGATTTCATAGCATTAGTATCATTTAACTTAGTGTTTTCTTCATCATCTCCATATAGATCATCTAAATTCTTCATAGTAGATGGTCCAAGTTCGAACATATTGATATCATTATATGAATCTGCTTCTACTGGAGAATTTGGCATAACAAATGTATAATGTGGAAGATCTTTAATTCTTACTCTTTTAGTTTGTTTGTGTTTTTTCATTATGGGTTCAACTTTTGATTCTTCTTCCATTGGTTCTGTTTCTTCTTCCATCTCTTCTTCTTGTTCAAATTCTACATACATTACAAAATCATGAATACTACGCATATGATCTTCAGCAACAGCTATCATACCTTGTAAGTGTGGTGCTGTTAGATTATTTTTCACAGTTTCATTTTCTAAGTTATTAATAATATCTTGAGCGTGTGCTGCTATTGCTTTTAATGAGCCAACACTCATGTCATAAAAACTTTCTTTATAGTCATTCATTTCTACTTCTTCGGCATGAATAATATTGGTTTTATCTTCATTCTTTTTTTGCATAGCATCTGCTACTGTACTATTGATTGAATTTAAAATTGTATGAAAACGATTCATTATAAGCTCCTAATTACCAAGCTTTGCAAGACCAGTATCTGGCCTTCCATTTGGGGCCAGGATTATCACAATTATGTCTTGCTCTAAAACTTTTACGACGTTCAGGAATATTTTTTTTAATTTTCATATTAGGATCACCAAATCTTACAATTACAACATTACCACTTTCGTTTTTGGTATATACTGCAAATTTTTTAGGCCCATTAGATGTTCTAAATGGTTTATTAAGAGTAACTTTGCGTCCTTGGTATTCTGCTCCTTTGGCTTCTCCTTCATATCTAAGATATCTGCCATCTTTTTTATAATTTCCTCTACGTTCAAAATAATACTTTTCATATGTTACTGGATCAATATATTCATAACTAGCTTGTGATAAAAATATAAATTCTTCAGTTGCTTCACCAAAATCTACATAATCATTGTTATCAGGAATAATAATATTGTTTGCATTCACTTCTTCAACATCACCACATTGTTCACAATCGTTATACGATAACGAAAAACCTAAAATATCTAAAACACTAGAAAATAATCCGCTTTTACTTTTTTTGCGTGTTTGACCAAGACAAATAGCTACTCTTTGTTTTTGATCAGGATACTCCTTTTTCATTGTCTCATTACTCATGCAACGAGAAACAAACTTTGTACTATCTTCGTTTTGTTTTGGCTTTGGTATTGGCATAATAGCTATTATTCCTAATAAAAGTAGACTTAATAATATTAGCAGTATGATTCCAACTATAGTGATTAGCTGTTGCTACACCACTAGGATTAGAATATATACCATTATGATACACATATTTCATATAATGAATAATTTGTTCTATTTGTTTATCCGTAATTTTAGCCCAATTACCAAAACCCTTAAACCATTTACCATCGTTAGCCGGTTCTGTTTCATCAATATCTACTAAATAAGAATTATCTTTATTACAATATTCAGTATGAGCTGAATAATTAGTAACAATAACTGGCTTATTCATTGCCATACTTTCAATAATTTCATTATTCCATCCTTCAGCCCTAGACACAAAAACGCCACAGTCACATCTGCTAATAAATTCTGCTACTTGGTATTGTGTATCTAGTCTACCAAAAATTTTTATCTTATTTTTTAATTTACAATTTTCTACTAAATTAAACCAATAATTATTTTCCTGTTCTGTTAAAAATGGATTAAATGGTAATAAATATAGTTCTACATTATCATTAATATCAAAAGCAGCATCAAAAGCCTTTAATAAAATATCTTGTGATTTTCTATGTTCCCATTTTCCTATGTGAAAAAAACGATAATTATCATTTTCTATTAATATTTTATTTTCTGGAATACGAAAGATGCTAGCGTCCACTCCCAATGGAGCTACATATATCGGTTTATTTACGTTATTTTGTTGTAAAATCTTTTTACCCCATTCTGATGCAACAAATATAAAATCAGAATAATTTAAGTGATGAATTTCTCTAGGAGTTAGTTTATCTACTTCAAAAAATGGGAATGTATAATAGTGGCCATTTCCTATTCTAGTCGCTAAATCATACTGATGCCATATTTTCAAACATGGGGCAGAATAGTCGAAGGATGAACTACGATCTAGTAGTTGCTTTATAGTTTTACTATCATCTTCAGTATTACATTCTATACTATTTCCAATAGGAAATAAACATATATTTAAATCTTGAGATAAAGCTTTAGTAATATTTAATGAGGTAATACCGTAGCCAGTACTATTAATCGGACAAAATAAATTAAGGTTTTTCATATATTTTATTGTGTGTGTTATTAACTTGTATAAATGTTGTTTTTTTACCGAAATCTTTTATTTTAGTAGCGCCTATATAAGTACAAGCACTTCTGAGACCACCATAAATATCTTGCAATATTTCTTCTGCTGATCCTTTATATGATATAGTAACACATTTACCTTCTGCTGTCCTATAATTGGCTACTCCATCATGATGTTTATCCATAGCATTTTTACTACTCATACCATAATATTGAAATGTTTTTTTACGTTTTTGATCATTATAACCAGGATCGCTAGGTTGCCACCATTCTTGGACTACTTTCCTATCGTTGTCAACTATTGCACAACGATACTCGTATGTCCATTCTCCTTCACATTCGTCAGTTCCTGCAAACATACTACCTAACATTACAAAATCAGTATTGCCACCAAAAGCTTTGCAAATATCTCCGACCACTTTGCATCCACCATCAGAACATATATGACCACCCAGACCATGAGCAGCATCGGCACATTCCATCACAGCGCTCAATTGAGGGTATCCAACGCCCGTTTTTAAACGAGTGGTACATACACTACCTGACCCTATACCAATCTTGACTATATCTACTTTTCCATGCAGTATAAGTTCCTCAACCATTTCTGGAGTCACAACATTTCCAGCCATAATAATAACTTCTGGAAAAGATTTTCTTAATTGTGCTGCTGTTTTAACAAATTGTTCTGTATATCCATTAGCAACATCTAGGCAAATATTAGGCAGTAGGGTGTTGCGTATTTTGAGCTTATTAAATACTTCTGTTGTTTTTTCAATATCTTTAGTAGAAGTTCCTGTAGAATAAAAGACATAATCTCTAAGATCAGAGTATTGTGTATAAAAATCCACAAGAGAATCAACAGAATAATGCTTATGTAAGCAAACTATGCTTTTATGTTTACTTATGGTTTTTGCCATTTCAAGCGTACCAACAGTATCCATGTTAGCCACCATTATTGGTATGCAATTTAACTGTCTAGGAGAATGAACAAAATGAAAATCCCTTAGCAGGGACACTTGTTTCCTACTTGTTAGAAAAGATCTTTTTGGCCTAATAAGAACATCATCAAAATCTAGTTTAGTTTCATTAATTATTTTTTGCATTGAAAAAGTACCATCGTTTATGAGTGTCTATATTTTCTGAAGTATGAATATGTTCTAGATAGTTTTGGATTTCTTCCCAACTAGAAAAAATCATTTGATGTGGTATTGTACCAAATAGCCAGTCTGGTGTTTTGTTTTTACCTTGTACCATATGAACTATTATAGGTTTTTTCTGACGGTTAGCCCAAAAAATTTCTTCATATGTTCCACATGGATGGGTATCTAAATCTAGATTGACTACTAAAAAATCACTTATATCTACCAATCGTAAATCTACAGCACGAATAGTTTTCATCATAGCACTTAATTCATCATATCTGCCCATTTGTTTGAGCTTGGTTTTGATTTGATGAGTATCATGATCTTCTAATCCAATATCCGTAGGTTTACTAATTGGATTAAAGACAACTATTCCTAAACTTTCTAAAAATGGAGTTATACTATCTCTCCATCCTGTGCCACGATCTGCGACTCTATCCATCGCACCCGCTAAATATACTCTTTGATTATTTAGTCTATTATTCATCTGTTTAAAAATGTAAAGTCTATTAAACTATTTGATTCTGGGACACCAATCTCTAAGCCATTTCTAACATTATAAATTGCTTGTTGAGATTGCATTAAGCCAATAATAATTGCAAGAATTAATAAAAATATCATATAACTAACATTGTTTGTGAAGGATTTATTACTAATTGAAATGATGGAATTTTTTGCTTAAGATCATAATGAAAACACACATGTTCACAATCAAAGCCATCATATGTTCCCTGAATAAACGAGTTTATTTTATAAATAGTCATACCACCAAAAGCACTATTGACAGGAATAATAGGAGATCCAACTGGCATAATAAAAAATCCAAACCATAACATTCCACTATAAGTCATAGAATCTAAAATAGGCAACTGATTCCACCAAGTATACCTAAAGGCCCAACTATCATAGTTCCATAAGCTTTTTTGATTAGCTAATGTTACATTTTTATATTCAAAAGCATTTCCTGCTATAGCATCAATGGTGTTATTGTGTGTAGAAAACCATCCGAATGAGTTATAGCATCCTAGGTCGCTAAAGTCAATAAAATCCATATCAGAAACCACTACAAAATCATAATCAGACAGGTGTGTTTTGACATACTCCTTCAGAGTATTTCTATATTCCGCCAAAGCCATTGTTCGTTCAGCATCTTGTACTGGGCCGAATTGTGGTCTATTGTGAGTCTCATAAATAGTTATAATATTGGAGTTGTCTTTTTTTAAGTTATCTAGTATTTCTCTAGTGTTATCTTCAGAATCATTTTCAAAGATAATGATTTTATATTCTTTGGAATTTTTAGCAAAATCAACTAATTTGGTTATAGAGTGTTCTATAGAAGAACCTATATTTCTAGCTAAACCAAGTATTACTATTTTTTTAGTTGATAGAAAGTTTTTGCCAACATTAATATATTGATTATATTTATTTATAAATTCTTTTGATGGAGGTAACAGTTCTTGTATATTCATAATGTAATAATCTCAATTTCTGGATTGATATAACTAATAGCTAGTGGTATATTAGAAATATTATTGATAATTTGATTACATCTAGATAGGCACAGTATTTCTGTTAAAAGATCTAAGGTCATTTTTTTATTATCTGTTTTTCCTACTCTTTTATGATGTAATTCATAGCCTTTACCATTAATAAATCCCACATGGTCAGCCTGACCATCTGCTAATCCAAAAGCCCACTGTAAAAATTCAGCCATACTTAATCTGTCAATATCTTTAATATAAAAAACCCTATCTTCATAACGCTCTATAAAAGAATAAATACCAAATTGGCTATCAGAAGCTAAAAATATCTTTGACTTTGGATATTCTTTTAGAATACTATCTATTTTATCAAAATAATTTTCTAAATATATTTTACCACTTTCTATAAAATGACTTGGATGTCTGTAATGGATCCCAATAATATTCTGACTATCACGAAAATGATCATACCAGATCTTATCTACAGTATCGACAATTTCAGGTTTGAACTTAATAAAAGTTTTGAAAAATTTATGAACATTATTTCGCCATTCTTGGAATTTGACTTTATCTCCTTTTAAGAGTTCTTTAGTTTTATTGGGTAGTCTAAACTCTTCCGGTCCTTGTTCGCCAGAATATCGTGGTAATTTTACATATTCCTCTGTAACGTGCGTTGTGTCATTATCAAAAAATTGTACTGGTTCAAAATAATCAAACCAACAATTAAAATTTTCTGTCCAATATGCAAAATGAGCATTTGTACCGTGCATATTAAGTAATTCTTGTTTATTCCATAGAGGATATGATCTAGCTCCTTGTGTCAAACAACCAACATAAAAATTAAAGACTGAAAAAAAACCAGCATCTCTTGGAACAAAAGCTGTTGTGTGCGTCATATTATCCTCTATATTTATATTATTACTATAATTAATTATTGGACTAATTAGTTTCTTGTGCGGCAATTTATCATGCAGAGATATATGCTCTGCTGTATATTCTGGGTAGTTCGTCAGATCGTATAATTTACCATATTTGTCGTAAATATCCAATAGTTCTCTCATTTTATATATACTTAAACATCCGAAAGCACTATCAGTCTCTGTCCAAGCATTGAATATTCTAAGAGACTCTAGCCATTTTTGACTACTACCATAATATTCTTTAAATAGTGGATGTAGATGAGTAATGTCTTTGGAGTTATTTTTAAACCTCAAAGCTAATTCATCATAATAAAAATTAGAGTTAGCATAGGTGCAGTTGGCTGATATACAAGACCATTTTTCATCTAAAGATAAGCTTTGAATTATGTTATCTACAGGCAAATCACTATATAGATCAGAATCAAAAATTATAACATAATCAAAATCTGTACCCAATGTCTTAATAGCATATTCAAAATTTAAATTACGATATTCTGCAAATTTATTTATTCTATTATTTAGATCAACATGTTCATTTTTATATTTAATTATTTGTACATTTTTATGTTTAGATATTATTAAGTCTAAAAATAATTGTCCATTATTACTATTATTATTAGTAAAAAAACTAAATTTAGTATTTGGAATTTTTGATGAAATATTGTTTATAAAATTATGTAAATATTTGGCACTCTCTATTGGGTCTTTAACTAAAGATAGTATTAAGATTTTAGTAGTCAATAAATTTATATTATTAAATTTTACCTCAATATCTGAAGTATTATATATAATAATATTTTTCTGTGTTGTTAACATTGTATTAGTTTTTTGAATATTTTCTTTTTTAGCTTTGGCTATAGCCATTTAAATAGTCTCTTTTAATGCTCTATATATGCCTTCTTCTAAACTAATTTTAGGTTGATAAAACTTTAACATGAGAGATGGATCGCATACTCTATACATTACGCCAGTTGGTGCTGCTGGCAGATGGTTGATAGTAGGATTATATCCACTCTGTTCACACACCATACGACACAACTGATTAAAAGATATCGGTCGGCCAGTACCTAAATTATAAGTACCATATATTTTATTTTGTACACATATGTCTACAGCATTCATCACATCTTCCATATGAATAAAATCTCTTACTTGACAACCATCCCCCCAAATCTCAAAAGGATCTTTTTTTAATAATCCTCTTTGTATAAATGAAGGAAAGGGATAAGACAAATCTTGATCTGTACCATAACCAGAAAATGGTCTAAAAATTGTAGTATTTATTCCTTCATTAGATATAAATTTAGCAAGATATTCTCCTGTCAATTTTGCCCAACCATATGTCAAATCTGGAGACTTGATATTATCGAGATCTATCATATCCTCTCGTAATAAAATACCAGAATCTCTATATTGGTATTCTATAGGATACGCGGCAGAGGATGAGAAATAAATGATGTGCTTTGGTTTTGTTCGTAAACACCATGCGAAAAATTCAGCATCTATGGATAAATCCACAGCCACAGATATAGGAGAGTTTTCAATTGTTTGGCGACCACCAACGACAGCAGCCAGATGTATTACTAAATCAAAAGCAGAATTGTCTTGTTTAAAAAAATCTCTAGCATCATTACCTTCTTTTATATCTATACCTAAGATATTATGATTACTATATTTTTTTAAAAAATATCCACCAACAAAGCCTTTATGTCCTGTAATCAGTATGTTCATATTTGTTTTTTAGATTTAACCATATTGAGTAAATTAATTTTATTGGACACTCCATGAGTCCAATTAGCGTGATATGTTACTATATTAGTCGGTATATCGAAATCAAAAAAATTTGTTTTTTTATCCCATAATTCTTTTCTATACTGTGCTAATGTAAAAAATTTATGAGATAAAAGTTTATATTTAATATTAGATCCAGTATTATTAAGTATCAAATTTAATAATGTTTGATCGTTTTGATTAGTATTTTGTGGTAATTTATTAAGTATATCTAAAACATTTTCCCATATAGATAATGTTGATTTATTAGTTTTGCTAATAAAAAAACCAGCACAACACGTTGGTCTATTGCCATAAGGCTCGACATCATCCTGAAAAGCAATATCATTATCATCTAATTCTTCAAGTAATATCTGTACTAAATTGGAATCTAAAAAGATAATATCGCAATCCGAATAAATAAAGTGTTGATCATCAAACTGTTTGGACGCTTCAATATGCAGTTGAACCTTAGACTTCATAGTTTCTAGCCAACCACTATCCATATAGGATGCGGTTGTACACTTTTGAGGTTCTTTTTTATAAATTAGATCAATACTATCTACTATAGACAGAGAGGGTTTAAAAAAATTATCAAATAATATAGAATGACTATCTGTATAAAAGGTATATAATTTCATATTTAATGCCAAACTATCACATTAGTATTATTATTATGTAATTGTGAAATAAACGAAGAATTTAGACTAGCATAGTACTGTGTATCCTCAAAAAACCTTTCATGAAATTCAATATAAATATCATCAATTTTGATATTACTATTTAGTATTTGTGGAAGGATACTATATTCTTCACCCTCTATGTCCATTTTTATAACTAAAAAATCTATATTAGATAAATTTAATATAAAAGAACACAAGTCATAAGTTGGGGTTTGTAACTTCTGATATTGAAAACTATGCCCATAAAGAGTATCGCTCTGTGGTGGAAATTCTAAGATATTCGAGCCTTCACCACAGCCATTCTGACTACCTTCACAATTTATGGTTTTATAGCCATCTTGTGTAGATACGGCAGCATTTATATGTATTAAATTAATATAACTAGGTTTATATTTATGAGATGCATTAAAGGTAATTGGATTTGCTTCAAAACTATATATCATCCAAGTATCGTCAAATTTATAAATATTATTTAATTTTTTAAGACCTTCAAAAAAATGTGTGCCACAATCTATTAAATATTTCATAAAATAGTATCAACCTCCAACACCGCTCTATAAGATTGATAAACTGTTGACCAATTATGGTGTACGGGGTTCACGTCCAAGGATTCTTTAATTATGTTAAAATTATTAATAATATAGCTATATATTTCATTATGATTAATAGCATAATGCCCATCATTATTTATTCTTCTAATATCATAATATAAAAAGATTTTACCATTATCCTTTAACATATGTTTAATTTTATCTAGGAAATTAGTATATGAATTTGGAAAGTGATCTAAAACATTTAGACAAACTATATAGTCATATTTCTGATTGATTGAACTATCCAATAGATTTTGATTATATCTAGTATAATTAGTCAGAAAACTATATTTAGGTATTGATGAAATTTGATCTATTAATGGATCTAAAAGACTTAATTGTATAGTATTATCATAGTTATCGACATAAGTTATAAATGGTGAACCTCCGCAGCCTATTTCTAGTACCTCATTTTTAATTTGTAAAAAATCAAAAAAATTAACATAAAAATTTTTATGTTTAAAGTCTTTAGTTGGTTGAGTATAGTTGATCCAAAAATCCATTTCTTTATGAATATCCGATTCTGACATACAATCGCTCATATTACTTACTTTCTAATATCATATATAAAAACATTATATTTAGACCAAATATCTGAAATTAATTCCTCTATTAAAGACCAGTTTCCACCGGCCAAGCCGCTACCAAATTTGGGAGCGTGAATTTGTACCGGACTATCTTTATCAAAATTATTATGCAGATAGGATGATACTGACAACATACATTTTACTAATGCACCATAGTTTAACGGTCTAGGATTCTGTTTAGATATTATACCATTTTGAGCAATCATATTAGCAAATATTAATTTATGCCCATAAGTATTATCCTTTGTAGTTTCAACATACTGTACATATCCCAGATTGTTTTTTAGAAAATGTGTTCCTAATAAAGAATAATTTTCTCCAACTATAGGATAGTATTTAGTAATACCGGCAGTAAAACCACCACCGAATACATTCACATTATTGCATACATGAGGTACTATAATAGAAGAACCATGATATCCACCATAAATAATACTTTCCACAGAAGTAAAAAGATTATCGTAAATTATTGGTATATGACGAGATAATGTTTTCATAATGTCCTCTAATATCCTATTGTATCATCTGGTGTCCAAAAGTCAACACCTACACCAGACTATTCCATTTTCCTAGAGGACATTGTTGATCTGCCCACGCTAATTTATTCAGAAATATTCTTTTATTATTAATATTGCATCCACACTCAAGACATTGAGTATTTTCTTTATCGTAACTATCACATAAGTGACAGATAGCAAATCTATCATTAATTTGATGTTGTGTACTTTTGGGTAGACCTTTATTGATATGCCAAAGTAATGATTTTACAAAAGTTTTAAGTCTAATTAGAAAAAGTATCATGCTTAGGTGTTGTATTCACTGGTATAATATTATTGTCTTTATCCAAAGTATATATTGGACAATGTTCAACTATAGTTTGACTACTTAACCAAGTAGGAAATCCAGTATTTAAGGAATAACATAATTTATTCCCATTACTCTTAAAATCACTTGTTAATACAAATAGTTGATTTTGATAGGAAAAAGAATCTCCAATATTTAATTCTTCAAGATACTTCATTATCCCAATCTTCCCATAGTTCTTCTTCTCTGATATCTTCTATTTTTTTCTTGAATTGTTTTTTTGTTTTAGAAACAAATCTTTGTTCTTCTGATACTCGTGGTTTTTTATAGGTTTTATCCACAAATTTTTGTCTTCTTAGGTCTTTTTTATCTGGATCTAGCATTTTTTTTGAAATTTTATAAAGTGTACTCGTTCTATTATATATCGCCCTGAGAGGTAGTCAAGTTGTATATAAAAAATATTTGCCTTGACAACAGACTAGTTACGATATATTTATTATGCAGGTCGGGTGATATTACTTCTTTATATTCTTTAGTATCCATTCTCTATGTATACTCACTCTGGTATGACACGATTCTGTTACATATGTTGACTTTAATGATTCTTTTCCATTACCACTAACACAAGAATTTATTCCTGCTAATTTATTATCTATAAATAGACCACCTCCACTATCGCCACTTGCTATGATAAATTCTAATGATGTTCTTCTTTTATCTGTTGATTTGGATGGTTTGCAAACTAATAGTTGTCTATCAATTGCCTCTATAATATTAGATCCTGCTCTTTTTTTATCATCAAATATATTCGCTCCATTAATAAAATTACCAGTAACACCATAACCAGCTATACAACATAATTTATCTAGCTCATCTTCTTTATCATACAATTCTGGATAAAAGTCTAATTTGATTGGTTTTTGTAAAAATCCAATAGCAATATCATTAGTACCATATTTATCAGCATCATAATCTTTTGGCCAAATAAAATTATTTACCTCTATAGTATCAGTATCTAATTTTACTACTGATGTCTTATATCCCTTTACAACATGCGCTGCTGTTAATATAACATTTTCTGTAATCACTACAGCAGACGCACAAAATGGAGTTTTGTCCTCATACATTCCACATAATTTAACTATATATTTAAAATGCGAACCATATTCTATATATTTATGGTCTGGTACTGACGGATCTATCGTTCCTGCAATAGCATATGAAATCAAACAAAAAGATAATATTAGATAAGTTAAAATAGATTTCATCATAATCTCCTATTATATTAAGGAGTTTTAATTAACCTAATTAAATACACCAATATTATCCATTTCTGAATACTATAGAATATCTTTTATGTTGAACTGGTAATATAGCATGAGTCCAAGAGTATCTTATTTCGTCTTTAAGTTGTAATATGCTTAATTTAGGCACTAAAATCTGTTGTTCTTGTTGTCTTGGATGATTTAAAACCATAGTTGCATCTGATAATAAACTAAGGATAGTAATAATTGGACCACTTTCAATACTGTCTATATGTGGGGCAATAGCATTACCAGGTAAATATTCATTAATGGATATAGAATTTGGTTTGACTAATAATAATTGACTTTCAACTAATTTTTGTCCAATCCTATCTAAATAGTCTGGTATAATACTAGACTCTATCTGATTTTTATAAGGAGTATTAGATCCAAAACGTCTTACACTATTTCTTTCAGAAGATCTTTTTTTACCTTTAGATTCTGGTATTCTAGAGACTATATCTTGTTCCTCAGATTCTGTTAAAAAATCTGGAACTAAAATTAGTCCTAGACTATATAAATCTGTCATAAAATTTGAGAAGCAATTAAGCAACCTTTAGATACCGCATGTAATGGATCTTTAGCGTGTCTCACTTCTTTAATTGCTAATGGAAAGTTGTTACCAGATAATTTTTCTATAAATTTTTCTACATAACCATTAGCCTGAGATGTTCCACCAGCAATAACTATAGTAAGAGGATTTTTAAATTTTGGTAAAGATTTATGACCATTTAAGGCCATACTTAATTGTTTAGTAGTATAATCAATCAGTCTTTCATAATATGCAGATACTGCACCAAGAATAGGATTTTCATTGGGTTCGCCAATTTTAAAACCACCCGCCTCCTTCTCTGCCTGAACAACACTATCCGGCTCTCCGGTCGCCACAGCGCTCATACGATCAACCCAGTCGCCTGACTTGGTGGTACTAAAGACTACTGTAGGTTCACCATTTAACATGACACAAACATTTGTCATACCAGCACCACAACTAATTGCAATACCAGTATATTCTTCAGTATCTAATTCAGCATAGCATAAAGCCTCTGCTTCATTGATTGCACGAGCATCATAACCACATTCACCTAATACTGTTTTAACAACATCTTCATGATATCCTACATCAAAATCTTCATCTTCTTGATCTACTGGTTGAGCAGGGATGCAGAATACTAATTTTTCGCTGGACTCTGAGGCTGTTCCGACTACTTCTTTTAGAATAAAAGCTAAAACTCTTTTTGCATCTTTTTCTTTAGAAGATACTACTCCTTTATACATTGGTCTTTTTGCAGTATCGTTTCTTTCTATTGCTTTTTCAATAGCGTCTTTACCTAATAGAATAAAAGAACCATCAGTATCTTTAATAAAGACTTTTCCTGCTAATCCTTTTTCAATCATCTTTGTGGCTACTGGTGTTGTTGGCTTTATAATATAAAACGCATCTCTGAAATCTTTATATTCTATTCCTTCTTGCGTTTGTTTGGATAAAACAATAAAACTTGTTCCTACGTCTAAGCCGACTGCCATAAAATTATCCTTTCATTCTCTTTAGTTTATCTATTGAATTAGTAATATTTTCATTAGAATTTTTAATTTCGCCAAGATTTTCATACTTCTTAATCATACCATCAGTTTTAATATCTGTAATATGAATCTTCTCATCAATATTAATAGTATTATTTGATGGTTGAGATTGCATAAAAGATTTTGGCTTATTAACTATAGATACACCGGATATTGATAATATTTTTCCTAGCAAGAATCCTAAAATAAAAGATAAAATATTTAATATTACTAATATAATAACAATAATAGTATATATATTATTCATACATTACCTATGATTCTTCCCTTTTGTGTTCTAACAGCATAACCTTGTCTAATCAAATATGGCTCTATACTGTTTTCAATAGTTTCTATAGCAATTCCAGTTAATGATGAAATACTTTTTAGTCCTAAAGGATTGCCCTTATTCTTACGAAGTATATCAAGATACATTCTATCATACACATCTAAACCCATACTATCAATTCCCTGACTACTAAATACAACATCAATATCTATATTTTTATTTTGATGATAAGCAATATAGTTCTTGTACCATTGTAGTCTAGCATTTAAAATTCTTGGTGTTCCTTTACTTCTTTTGCCAATTTCTAATAGATTAGAATCAGAGATCATTAGTCCGAGCTTTTGTGCGTTCAATCCTGCTAGTTTGGCTAACTCATCTGGTGTATAAAAAGACAAATGCTCTTTAATTGCAAAACGATCATAGAATGGCTGACTTAAACTGCCACCACTAGTAGTAGCCCCAACAAGAGTAAATACTGGAAGATCAATAGTCTCTGGTTTAGACTCTAGAGTTATATTTAATACAAAATCTTCCATTACAGGATAAAGGAATTCTTCTACTAGTTTAGGAAGTCTATGTATTTCATCAATAAAAAGTACGGACTGTGGTGCAATACCCATGAGGTATGGTAGTAAATTTTTAACACTACGAACATTGGCCGCATTGATCGTATATAGATTGGTCTGTAGTTCGCTGGCTATAGCACTCGCTATTGTCGTTTTACCAAGGCCAGGAGGCCCGTCAATTAAAACATGAGGCATCGTACCACCAGAACTTAAACAGCCCTTCACCATGATTTGCAGACGGTCTATAACCTCTTGCTGACCAATGATGTCACTGAACTTAGTGGGCCTCATAATATTATTAGACATTTGTACTCCTTAAAGATGCCAAAGTTTGTTTAACCAAAAGTAATGGATTATCATTAGGCTGTTCATTATAACTTTTAACTATAATTTCTCTAGCCTCAGCACTAGTAAATCCATATGGTATTAGTGCTTTTATAGTTTGTGCTAATAAAAATTCTGGTATTTGTTTACTAGTCTTTGGTGATGATTCTAGTTTTTCTTTCTGTATTTTTGGTTTATTTTCTTGATCAAAATACTTGATTTTAAAACCAGACACACGCCTAACTGTAAAGATATTATCACAATCACAAACAACTTTAAATTGATCTGTTGATGCTTCCTTAAAAGAAAGCCAATGGATTGATCCACATTTATTACACAAATATTTTAGATGAACGTCGTGATCAATCGGTTTCTGGTGTTTCATTGTTGTCTTTTTTTATCCAAAACACAAAGTCATTAGACTCATTATCAAATCCTGACTCTATGATGTCTTTTTTTACCAATTCATTAAGAACATTACTAACCATTCTAGCATTTAAGTCTTGTACAATTTTAGCGAATAATGTCTCGTTTAAAATATATCTAACTCTATCAGACTTTTTATGTTTCTGTTTCTTGACTACTTGTTTAACTATTGTTAGTGATTCTTCATGAGACAATACTTTATTCATATCATTTGTATCAGATTCTTCAATGAGATCCATAGTATCATTGATTGGATTATTACTCTCCCATTTACCAAAATTATTATAAACTATAATCCTTGTTTTATCAGTAAACTCATTTAGATCATTGATAACAAACCATTCATTCATAATAACTCCTAATTAAGAATTTCAAATAATCCATTATAATAATCCGGTTGTAAAACAAAATGTTTAGCATGTGCTTGAATATGAAGTTTATATTCTTGATTAATTGGATCTGATATAAAATATTTCTTTTTCCATATTGGATTGCCAGCATAATTGGATCCCAAATACTGGAAGGAATTATCCTTGCCAGCATTGGGATTCCAACTATTCACAGGTAACGAAACAGCAGGCCAACCGGGCAGATTGATAGGTTTATAAGCAAATCCAATATCTTCCCAGTTAGTATTTTTAATAATATCAGAAAGCCACTGAGACAACGGAGTATCTGGCCCAATATCAAATTTGAAATAGTAATGAAATGGATTCAATGATGGATGATCATAATCATACTGATCATCATCATATTCATTATCATCATAATCTTCGTGCATGATATATCCTTTAAAAGTGGTGATGGAATCGAACCATCCTTTAACTAGTATCCGCCCAGCGGCCCACTTTCTTCCAACGATCAATACTGATCGTCGTAATCGTCCTCGTCATCATAATTTACATCTTCATCCTCGTCATCAAACTGATCCCAGTATGATTCATCAAGATCATAATTATCTTCATTATAATCTTCATCCTCGTCATAACTAAAATCAGACGAATAAAGAGGCTTCAGAAGTTCGCCTTGATACTCTCCGACAACTTCATATCGGCAAGTGCGAAGTTTCTCGCAGTTACAATCACTTGGAACACTAACAACATCACGCGGATTAATCTTGACGATCACAATACGGTCGCCAGATTCCACAGACCCATAACCGGCCACATAATTCAATGCACCAGCATGAAGTCCATCAGAGCATCCTCTTGCACGATCATCGTCAACTTTGGCTCGTTGCATCTTAACAACTTGACCAACACTATTATCAAATACTCCACGATACTTATCCTTGTAATCATTCCTGACTGCCTTATAGGCTAGGAAATGACCATCCTCAGTAATGGGCAGATGTTCATGCTCAAGGAAATCGTAAAGTTCCTTCTGACTCTGCATACTAGGATTTTCCATAAGATTATTCAGGAAATTAACAAGAGGCTGGAAAGGCAGACCCTTGCTCATAAACTCTAGAATACGCTTACTAATACTACCATGAACAACCTCACCTTCATAAGTGACCTGACCATTCTTGATCTCAACAAGACCATCGCTAAATGCAGCAACAGCCTTTTCAACATCAACAATCTCAAGCAACTCATCAACGGTTGCAGTTGGCAAACTCTCCAGAATCATCTTGTAATTAATATGATCTGGCAAAACCTGATAACTCTTGTTATTAAGAACAAGCGTCAAATTACCATCAACAAACATAAACGGAACAGACATGATTAAACTCCTTAGTGTTACTTACCTGTGAATTACTTAATCAAACTACTCAACTGAATCTTGAACAGATCAACGCTATCACTATCCATTTGAGCAAACCAATCCTTACCACTATTAGTATAATAACTAGCACGATTATCAAGACTAGAGATAGGATTTTTATCGGTCAATTCTCTAATCATACCAGTTACTTGGTTCGTTCCCATAATATACTTGATCATCGGATTCTTGTCAATAGCCTCTTTAATCGTTTTCCTGACTTCAGATGCTTTTGGCAATTGATACTTAGTCTTAGTCTGTGACTTGATAATATTAACATACTTATCACTATCAAGTCTATAGATACGATCATTAATCATATTAAGTAGACTATGGTACTCTACATTAGTAGTACGAATATTTTCACTATCAATCTGATCAATACCAATCGTTTGTAGAATAGTATTCATATGATCAAAATATGCTTCTTTAGTAAACTTTGTAATGTCGTACTTAAATCTATGAATAGTATCGGCAAAAAATTCTGTAATCAAGTAATAATTGACAGCATCAACCATATCTTGATTTTTGATAAACTTAGCATAGTCCAGACCAAAAATATTCAACATATGGTATGCGAATTGGTGTAGGACTGTGCCATGATTATAGTATCTATAAGTATTTATGGTTGTATCACTATCTTGATGTTGCTTGCGACAATATTCCACAAGATCGTTATAAGATATGACACTATCAAAACGACTCTTGATTTTCTTTAGGCTATCCATAAAGAAGTCATTAAACGGAATCATATTGTATCCATCGTCAGACATTTTCTTTACAAGACTACTCTTGATAGCATAAATCTTAGTATTGCCAAACATATCCTTGATTAGATTCTTCATTGAAGCATCAGTCATCATATAGTTTAAGTCAGAAATCATGGGCAGATTTTCATTGTCATTACTCTTGTAACGAGTAATAGGAATATATACAATATCTTCACTATCACTAAAATCATCAAGTTCGGTCTGTGTCAGTGTCTTTAGAAATTTAGCGTCGTTATACTGATTAGTAATATCTCCGCTATCCTTAGATGCTCCATAAATAAAGAATACATCTTGATCACTAACACTACCCTGACTACTTCTTGTGCTTTTCTTTCTTGGAGTATTACTTTGGCTCAGATGCTTATAATCAGAAACCTTTAGCAGATTATCCTGACCAACATCCTCAATCAACTTATCAAAACCCTCATTACTCTTGGTATGATCCTTGGTATCAAGAATCATATAACCGAAACAATCGTTTTGATTACAATACTTTGTAACAATCTTCTTTGCTGTTTCTTCGCTCTTAACGTCACACACAAAGAAAGCGATCTTGCCATTTTTCTTAGCACTATAGTAGTAGCCATAGCCCTTACCAGTTAGTGTCTCATTATGGATTTTATCCGTAAGAGCAATCAGTCTGCGTGACCTATAGCCAGAACTCTTATAGTTAAAGACATACAGATTCTTTCCAGCAGGAATCTTATATTCTAGATCATTACCAGAATTAATAGAATGACTCTTACCCTTGCTGTCTGTCCACGAAGCACCAACTCCCCATCCACCAGCAAGTTCATTCAGGGTATAATATGTGGTAATTGCTTCGATCTTAGTTTTAGCATCAGCAATCTTTTGGCTAAACATACTCTTGAGTTCAGTAAAAATCTCCTGAGTCTTTTCTCTCAGACTTTTCTTGACTTGCTTGGTATACTGCAAACCTTCTCTTGAAACATCCATTTCAAGTTCGCCAATACCAAAATCCAACTCAAGATAAAGACCAGAATTGATAATCTCATGAACAAAATTCTTCCAACTATCAATGTCTGCCTTTTGGAAAGCACGATTCCATCGTTGAATATGATCGGGACTTTCCTGCTTTTCTTCGCCAATAATTTGGGCGGTTTCTACAGGGTATGCGATATTGCCCATAATAGCAATAACGCCACTATCAATACGATGATAACTACTAGGAAAGTAATTATTGTCATTGTTCAGACGGCAAACTCTCCAACCGTCGCCACTAATAACAATATTAGTATTGCTATACTTATGATCTTGTAGATTACCACCAATTCCACCCTCAATAATGGGCTTCATTCTAAAATAGTGATAAATACGCTTGGCCTTACTGGAGAACTCTTGAAAATCATGCTGCTTAACAGCAAAACCAATTTCAAGACCGTTAGGCTCGTCTGTGTCGCACGAATTAAAAAGATTAAGGGTGGGAACACCACTATCATCAATAGCGGCGATATAAGTATATTTCTTACCGTTAAAATAAGAAGTTGTAGTAAAACTCTTGGTATAAGCAAACGGACTCTTAGACCCTAGACCAAGACAACCAACAAAATCATTACTATCGTTCTTATTACTAGCCCCGTATGTAGTATACAGGTTCTCCATATCTGCCTGACTAAGACCAGTGCCATAATCACGCACCACAAAATTAGGATTAGCAGCGGTTGGCAAAGTTACCTTAAAAGGATTCTTATTGCCTGCTGAAATATGAGAGTCATAAGCGTTTGTAGACAGTTCACGAATAACCGCCATAACCTTGTCGGAATAAAGAGAGTCCGAAAGGATCTTAAACATTTTACTGGTTTGAGCAATATTAAACTGATTGCTACTAGCAACGCCAGCACTATGAGTATCAATAACACGATCTGCCAACTTCATTTTCTAGTCTCCAAGTTCCTGTGAATCGTTCCTGTGATAGCCCAAGTATACCATCGGCAAGATGGCTTGTCAACCTCCACTATCTTTTTTATTGGCAATCTGGATACTAATATAGCCAAAATAAACTGGTATCAGTCCAATATACCATACTGGAATTGGTATAGAGCAAAAACTTATTCCACACAGTATACTAATAATACTTAATAGATAGATGAAAAATTTAGGGAATTTAAGTTTTGCTAAAAAATATGAGATTGGCCCAATTAATATTGTGAATAACACTATTATGCTTACTAATAATGCTAAACTAGCCATCAACTTTCATCCTCATGATTATTCCACTCATCTTCTTCTTCATACTCATCATCTTCATAGGAAAATCCTCGTTCATCATAAGGAGTCCAATCTTCAGTCTCATCACCATCATTTAAATCTAATTCACCCTCGTCTGCTTCTTCTATAAAAACAGTGATAGTATTTAAAATATCTAGTAATTTCTCCAGAGTTTCGTCCATGCTCTTGAGTTTATTCTCTATATTTTTAACGCTTTTTTGTAGACTTGCTATGTCTTTAGATAAATCTTTATCCATATTATGTATTTCTTGATTATTCTTCATAACTTCTCTCATAATATGATCAATATCTTTTGACATAAAACCTCCTACTTTAGTCTTTTATATTCTTTTATATCGCCATTTTCCAATATTTTATTATCTTCATATGGTTCAGCAACACGGCGATAAAATTCTTGTTTAATATTTTCTAATACACCAGTAATCATTGCTATCTTATTATAAGATGGGTTTCCCATAAGTCCGCTAACAATTCTAGAAAAACAATAATTAATCCTACCTAAATATATACTAAAATCATGGGGATTATTTAATGAATGTTTAATATCACGAATACAGTTGATTAATTGGTCAACACAAACATCTAATTCTTCTCTATCATCTTCTTTGATATAAGGCATAATATTTACTCACATTTACAGTTATATTTTAAGCAATACGAACATTTTGGCCCAGGATCAATATTCCCCCAAGCATTAGCATCTCCATTAAAACTTTCTTTTCCAGTATCTATACAGACTAATTTTTTTGATCCATTCCTATTTATGATGCCCACATTATACCAATGACAATCCCAAAACTTTAACCCTGTTTTTGCTGCGATATTCTCTACTAAATCTTGAATATCTTGCATACTAATTATAGTATTGGCTTGACAGGTTTTTGCATACTCTGTAATATATCCCCAATCGCTGCTATTATAAAATACAACACCATCTTCTTTTGCAAAATTAAGTTTGCAGACTTTATCCAAAACCCTTGGGGCAAAATCAAACTTGGCTAATTTTTTCTGAATAGAATATGCTTCTTGTGCTTTCTTTTTGCTTCTAAATTCTTTAAATACAAGATCTTTATTATTCTTTATAGGATATACTTGACAGCACCCACCTTCATCAAACCAATCACTATAATCAATTTCGTAATCAGTATTAATCATTAGAATGTAGTTTCAATTATACTGTTACCCATTATAGACTCTGCAATAAGAATTGCTTCATTTAAATTATTGGTTTCAGTAATTTTTATACAGTTTTTGGGTATATCAATCCAATATGAACCGTAGACTCCATAAAAAGAATCTCCTTGGTCTGGATTGTGGAATAGAAAATCTTCGTAACTATTGAATGAGTCCGTATAGTATTCTCCATTTTCATCCTGCTTCTCATAAACCGTATCAACAATTAAGAATTTAAAATTAGGATGCTTTGGATTTTGTGGACTATGAACGACTCCACGATAAAATCTATTTGGTAGAGCGACCATATTGGTATCCTCTCCAATCCTCTTTCAAGAATTCTTCTCTATTAGAATAGAGGGGAACAACGGTATCTTGATCTAGATATGGATTATAATTGATGCTTAGTCCATACAAATCATGTCTGGTATTAATTCTACCATAAGCAACTACTTTAAAAGACTCCAATTTTTGTCGAAGTTTTTTAAGTTCATCTTTGGCATTTTGAATTGTAAATAATTTAGGAACAATACCTTGTTCGGCACAGTTCAAAATATAGTCTAATGGATCAGAATATTCATTCATGAAGCAAACCCAATTTTAGTTTTCTCCACAACAGTAACTTCTAATTCATTTGGCGCAAAATACTCAGTAGAATAACTACGACCATTCCACCAGCCACACTTATACGAGATATGATTGTCAGCACTAATAGTAGCACTAACTATAGTTCCATAAACATCATCAGTCAACTTCACCTTGCTGCCGATCTTATATAGTTCCAGAGAATTTTTACTCATTAATATATCCTTTATAGAATTTAATTGATAAATGAATAGGAGCGGTGGGACTCGAACCCACACTTGAAGGATTTTAAGTCCTTTATCTCTGCCATTGGATTACGCTCCCATAAAACAATCGACTACAAAAACCACTGACTTGAGGTTGATTACGTCTTGTTGTGCCTCTGCCATTTAGATTCTTGTAGCCGATTGCCTATTGGTTTTAAAAACCCTCTCAGCCGTTCGCGTGAGCCTTTAGGCGACGAACAACCTCTGCCATAGCCTCGACATTATCAACCGTCTTGGCTGGCTTCGCACGTTCCATAGCGGGAAGTTCCATACCCTTCTTAGCCAACGCTGCCTTTGTGCGAGCAAAACGAGCCATTGTAGTGGCAACCTTTTGACCCGTCTTATGGGCAATCTCAGCATAAGTCTTAGACGAAAAAACAGCCTCAAGAAACTGCTCATCAGAGCAACGAACACGCTTCTGCTTCTCAACCAGATTAACTTCAGCCATAATCAACCTCCAATTCAATCCAAAATCCACAAAACAGTACCAATCACGCGATCAGTTCAATCCTGCTTTGTATCCTCATTGTATCATCTGTTATCGGCTTGTCAACACCCTCAACTTGAATTTTTAAGCGGCCACAGGTTCCATTTTATTATGTTCAATATTTTCGATAAGTTTTTTTAGATTATTATTTTCTGTTTCTAGAATAGAAATAATTTCCTGTGCTTTTTCTAGTGCCTTATGTAGATGATAGACCTTATTACTTAACTCGTCAGCAACATAATTCTTCATTATCATTATGTGTCTCCTGTTATAAGGGCTTATAGGCACAGTATTAAGTACACCATTATATACTATTTAGAAATGCTTTCAACTCATCTATTTGTTTTTGATGCAAAATAATTTGATCAGTATATGGTCTACCGTATCTGAGTATCTGATATATGTATCTAGCCTTTTGCCATATAGACATTTTTGATGACACAAATGCACTAAAAATAGATAGTTCAATCATTTTAAATGATCCATCATAATCAATAACTAAAACTTCACTATGGCAATCACAACGAATAAATAGTGTGCGATAGTTATTTATTTTTTGGTCTTTTTTTACCAAAGATTCGGTCATAATTTTTTTCCCATGTTTTTTGATCTACACTTTTGGGTCTTGGTTTACTACCTTTACCATTTTGACTCATAATTAATCCTCAAGAACAAAACTCCAGTACCGACTATCTTCTTTCTTTTGCAGAGCGTCCCAATAGATTGAACGAGCAATATATGATGGAATCTTGTGCTTGCCACAATTAACCATCCAGTGACGTTCAGCCTTCTTGTAGGTTGTCGAGCCACTCTTACTCTTATTATATTTCAAGTGTTCCATGTCGTAAAGCCTAAGCATATGAACATCCAAACACAATGCTCTAGCCTCATTAGGATGAATCATTTCAAGAGCAAAACTAACCTTAGCCAAACCAATACCATTAATTTTGTTAACAATAGCGTCACGCTTCTTAACATGACCCTTCTTTGCTGTGAAATAAAAGTCTTTAGGATTGGCCCAAAACTTAGTAGCAAAATCCCAAATATATTTTGTACGATTATTGTGCAGACCAACTCCACTCTTGTGAAGTTTTTCTTTCAAAACATTTTCATCGTCAATCCATTCATCAAAATTCTTGATAGCATTATAACCCTTCACATTACCCTGCCAAGTGGTATGGACGCTTGTGTAGGCGAAGAGATAGCGACGAAAAATATCCTCAACATTCTGAGGACGCACACTTTCCCAATATTCTTTGTATGCTACTACTTTATCTCGCGGAAAAGTAGCAAAAAAAGTATCAGCCTTAGTCTTATCAAGCGTAGTATTCTGAACAGGAATAACCGTATTCTCGACAATCATAAACACTCCAATGTTAGAGACAACACTACGATTCTACACTACCAGTATCGTCTTGTCAAGACCCGTTCTTTAGATTCTTTTAGAGAATCCCAAACTTTCCTCTACTGCCCAATCAATATTATTGTCTATAATTTCTTTGATATATGATGGTACGACATAGGGTATTTTATTGACAGGTTCTGGTGCTGAACCAACTTTTTTTAAGTAAAACCTATTAGATATAGTATTCAAATAATTATCATAATTTTTAAGAAATGTGTCATACGAGAATAACACATAATTAGGAGCAATAACTGGCATAATTTCTGATAAAAATCTATGTTTTGTATTTCTCATATGAAATATATTTTGATATCTTTTTTTAGTAATAAAATTTCTATCTTGAATTATTTCATTATTATGATAATCAGTAGAATACCACTCATTTAATAAGAATGATTTAATATCTTGTAATCTATATGGTTCTATATGATGGGGTTGGTTTATCATAGCCATAATCCAATCATAAGGATTACGAACTATACCAATAAATAACACATGTTTATCTTTATAGGATATTGTTTCTGGTTTTGTCCAACCAAAAAAATGTTTGTTGCCATAAAATCCGGTTCGATGCAAACCGAATCTTTGCTTAAAACATTCTTCTATAAAATTAGTTCCAGAATGTCTCTCACCATAGATAATAAACTTATCTATATAACAACTACCGGAACTACAAATCTGTAGCATAATTAATCAAATGGACAACTGTTAGGATCGCCACCATTAGCAATAAATTGTTTATATTTTTCTTCATATTCAGTGCCTGTATGCAACCCGCTTTTTTGAGACTTTTGTTTTTCTTGAAGTTTTTGCTTTTTATACTGCTTCTTTTTGCTCTGTTTCAGGTTCTTATGTTTTTGTTTTTCTTCGATAAGTGAATCCAAAGCACCAATGTTTTTGGCTTCCTGCAAACCATATTCCTGAACTATTCTACGATTTATTCTAAACTCAGCACTTTTACTATATTTATTTGGTCTATATTTCACGATTGCTACCATGCAATATTTTAAATGTTGGAAATCTTAGACTAATACCACCATCTTGATTCTTAGTTTCTTCAAAATATTGAACTGTGATAATTTTACCAAGAATCTTTTTAGGATTTTGATAAAATTCTTGTCGTTGATCAATAGCGAATCCACTACCAACACGAACAATATGCTCTTTATGTTTAATCATTACACAAGAAAGCATAGTTTCTTCGTGTTCTTTACCATTTAATACATAACGAAATGGCCCATTTTCAATATCAATAACTTCATATTCGTCATCAAAAAACTTCTTAACTTTTAGTAGGTCTTTGCTACGCTTTCCCTTATATGGTTCGTCTGCTCGTAGCATTACACCTTCCCAGCCATAATCATTACCTCGTTTAGTCCATTCGGCAAAATGGTCATCGTCTTTAATAAGTTCTTGACCAAGCAAACTAAGACAAGTACAAGTATTATCTCTCATAACTGCCTCTAGATTATTATAGCGAATAGAATATGGCTTATTCTTTTGTCCTTGCTTGCTATAAAATTCGTCATGACTAATCATATCAAAAATCTTATAGGAAGGATTAGAAATAGTATGATCCTTCTTCTTGAGTTGTTTCATAACTCCTTGAAAGTCCTCATTACCATCATCATCAACAAGACAAAGTTCGCCATCAAATACTACATTAGTAATGTTAAGAACCTTAATACCGGCCCTAACAATAGCAAGAGTATCAAATTCTTTTCCCGTGCGGGAATAGAAGGTAGCATCACCATTGCTATCAACAATAGCAACACATCTAGCACCATCAATTTTTCTGCTAACATA